ATGTACCCGCACTGCACCAGGCAGAGGTGGCTGTACCAGATGGCGGTTGTCGAAAAGCGGGGGAAGAAGTGGCGCGCGCTTGTGCGGATCAAGGGCCATCCTAGCGCGTCCAAGACCTTCAACGGCCGGAAGGCCGCGGAGGATTGGGCGCGCCTCACGGAGGACGCCATACGTGGCGGGACTGCGCTCCCGCAGGAGAGCATGACGCTCTCTGCATTAATCGACCGGTACTTGAAGGAGCTGGCGAAGTTCAAGCCGGTCTCCGCCACCAAGCGGGGCAACCTGAAGCGCTGGGAGGAATCCCTGGGAGAGCGTGAGGTTTCGACGCTCACCGGCCAGGACATCCTCGACCACATCGCCAGGCGTGAGGCCGGGCCGGCGACCATGACCATCGAGCTGGGCTTCCTCGCGGAAGTCCTTGCCGCGGGCCGCTCGCTCTGGAACATGACGATCCCGGACGTTGCGACGGCCGCCCGTCCGATGCTTCGGCGCACCGGCGCCATTGCGAAACCGGTGGAGCGTGACCGAAGGCCGACGCCGAAGGAGCTGGAGGATTTGGCCGCCTACTTCCGGTTCAACCACGGCACGATCCCCATGCGCGACATCATCCCGTTTGCCATCGACTCGGCGATGCGGATGGGCGAGATCATCGGCCTACGGTGGGAGGACTACAGGCCAGGCGAGAAGCCCACGATCCTGATCCGCGAACGCAAAGACCCGAAGGACAAGAAGTCCAACAACCAGTGGGTTCCCCTGCTGGGGCGCACCGCCGAGATCATCGACAGCCAAGAGCGCACGGGGCCGCTGATCTTCCCGTACAAGGCGGACAGCATCGGAGCTGCGTTTCGGCGCGCCTGCACGCGCCTGCAAATCGATGACCTGCATTTCCACGACCTGCGGCACGAAGGCGCATCGCGCCTGTTCGAACAGGGGTACTCCATCCCGGAGGTCGCCATCGTCACCGGGCACAGGGACTGGAAGTCGCTGAGACGCTACACGAACCTGACCCCGGAATCCCTGCACCGCGAGAAGCCAGCCCAGGACTGACCTGCACCACCTGCAGGAATGCGGTCCTCCTGCAGGATCTAACGTCCCACTGCGGGACGCCCTACTCGCCGGCTTCCTCGAACCGCACGGCCCGGACCAGGAAGGCGCCAGCCTGCAGTCGGAGCCGGCTTGCCGCGGCTCTGGTCCGCGCTCGGCGCCGCCAGTCCCCGGCGCTGGACTGCTCCAGCTGCCGGGCCTGCCCGTCCAGTTCCGCAGCCTTGGCGCGTGCCCAGGCCGATTTCGTCGGGTACCACGTCTTGGTTGGTGCCTTCATGGTCGTCATTCTCGTCCGCCCCCATCGCACTACCTGCGATGCGCGCTACGGTCTGTCGGTCGAACCGCTGCCGTTCAGGTGCCAGTTGCGCCTGCCACCACGCCGGCGCCGCAGTTCCCTCGAGTACGCTGCGGCCTTCTCCTCCAGCGACCTCGAATCCCCCCGATAGGACATCGGATCGCTGGGAGCCGCGGAGAGCATCGCCGCGGACAGCGCGCCGCCAGCGGCCCCCTGACCGCTCCAACTGCGCCCGTAGTTGTTCTTCATGCGGGCCGCCTCAGCCATGGCGCCGGCTTCACGGCGGAGCCGCTCCTGGTGGCGGTGAACCCAGGCGCTGCATCCGGCCACGCCACTTTCGTAGCTACGGCAATCCCGGAACACCCCTAGCTGGCCCTCAATCCGCGTCCGGTGGCGGTCAAGCCACGCGTACCAGCCGCCGTCGTTGATGCGCTCCAGCAGGACACAAACCACGATGCCGTCGAACGCCACATCCGTCAGGGCCGTGCCGTATTGCCAGGCCACCTGCCATTCAAATCCGTCGGGGAGGTTGTCGTACATGGCCGGAAGTCTAGGACTGGCACACGCAGATCCTGAGACGCCTACGCGGCAATCCGATGCTCGTAGTACGGGTGCCGCTTGTCATCGAAGATGGCGTACAGGGCCTGCAGGTTGGCAGGGTCCGGGTTGAGCCAGGCGTCGATGTGCTCGGGCTTGATGTTGATGATCGTCCGGTCATGGCCGGCCGCGGCGACCTCCGGCTCCGGGTCGTCGGTGACCGCGGCGAAGCTCAGGAGATCGGGCTCCTGCCCCTTCGGGTCCGTCCAGTGGGACCACAGGCAAGCGATCAGCATCTGCTCCCCGGTCCTGGGGACGAACTCGAGCACGCGGTTCTCTCCGTCGACCACGACGTGCTCGTAGAAGCGGTCGGCCACGATGAGACCGTGGGTCCGGCCGAAGGCAGGCGCCCAGAACTTCTCCAGGCTGTCCCGGCGGGCGTTGTAGGTGCCCGGGAACTTGGTGTCGTAGAAGGCCGGCTTGCCCGCGAGCCGGCATTGGTAACGCATGGGCTTGACCACTAGCCGGCCGCCCTCGCTCACCAGGACCGGGCAGTAGTAGCCGGGGAACATCCGCGAGTCCTTGGCTTCAGGCCGCGCGCGCTTCAGGTCGGCGATCCGCCCCTTGATCTGCTCGATCTTGTTGCCGGCGATGCGCTTCTCGTTCTCCGCGGTCTTGGTCGGCTTGGTGGCCAGCTTCCGCTCGGCGTCGGCCAGGCGCTTGGCCTGGCGGAACAGCTCGGTCTCAAGCTGTGCGATGTCCTCGGCGTCCCATTGCCGGATCTCATGAGCTATCCCAGCCACGTCGGGGTCGTCGGAGGCCAGGAACGACAGGTCCAGCGCCCGCGGCGTCTTGGGCCTGCGCTCCTTCCCCTCGTCGCGCAACCACATCTTGGCGAACGCCTTCTTGTCGAGCACAGCACCGAACTTGCGAACGAACTTGGTGTATGCCGCTTCGATCTGGGCTGAGTAGCACATGGGAGCCTCCGGTATTGACCGGAGGATAACGCCACCGCCGTAGGATCGATGCCATGACCCACCTGACCCGTTCACAGCTCGATGAGCTGCTCCAAGGCCTGCGGGACCAAGCCGCCCGATTTGCCCAGGAACTGCCTGCAGCGGACCTTGCCGACGCCATCGCCGGCGAGGCCGAGGCCTTGGAGCACCGAATTTCGGCGAACGATGCCGACTATTTCCACAACGAGGTGGTGGCGATCATGCACTCGGTGGGGGCGGTGGCGACGGAGGAAGGCCATGAATAGCCAGCAGGCCGACTACGACCTGGCATTCAACGAGCTGCGGCATGCGGTGTCCGAGCATGGCCCCGGCCCAGAGCTGGATGCAGTCTTGGGAGCGATCGAGGACCGCCTCATCGGCCGGTATCCGGAGGACGAGCATGCAATCCACGAGCTGATTGCGTCGTGGCTGGTCACCCTGCGTGTCCAGACCAGCCTGCAAGGCTTCATTTGAGGTTGCCATGTTGAGCCAACAGGAGATCGAGAACCGGCTAGCGGAAATCGAAGCAGAGATACCCAGGCTCCGCCTGGACATGAACACGTTCTACCGGGAGTTTGAGGACCGGACGGACCGACTCTGTGGAGACGTCCGCGATGACCAGCAGGAGCACGTGCTCGACCGCCTGCGAGAGATGGTCGATCGTGCCGGCATCAATGGGTGAGCCCTGGTCCCCGCTGCCCCGCGAGTTCTACCGCAGGCATCCCACCGCGGTAGCGCCTGAACTGCTGAACAAGATTCTCGTGCGCGCTGACGGGAGAGCTGCCCGCATAGTCGAGGTTGAGGCCTACGCTGGCAGTGAAGACCCCGCCGCCCATTCGCACCGCGGCAAAACCCCACGGAATGCGACGATGTTCGGCCCGCCGGGACACCTCTACGTCTACTTCTCCTACGGCATCCATTGGGGGAGCAACGCCGTGTGTGGCGACATTGACGAGGGCGCGGGGGTGCTGCTGCGGGCCGCCGAGCCGCTCTCGGGTCTTGACCTGATGCGGGAGGCTCGGGCCGCCGCCAAGCGCGACCGCGACCTGGCCAGCGGGCCGGGGAAGCTCTCTCAGGCCATGGGCCTGGATCGCTCGTTCGACGGTGCCGACCTTGTCACCATGGACCGGGGCGTCTCCATCGTGAGCGACGGCACACCGCCACCGGTGGACCCCGTGGTGAGCCCCCGCATCGGCATCAGCAAAGCGGTTGACCTCCCGTGGCGGTGGCACGTGCGGGACCACGGCCACGTCTCCGGAAAGCGCCCTCCGCGCACGTAGCGAACCACGTCCCGGTGAGGTCCATGGGCGCCAGCTGCCCCCGCGTCCATGCGGGAGCCCGGCGGGGTTTGGCCTGGACTGTCAGTCGGCGCGCTGGTGCTGGCCGGCTCACAGTAACCGGCCCAAGGTCCACGAAATGTCAGCGAACCCCGCACCGCGCTATCGGTGTACGCCCTTGGCGCCGCGCACCTCCGGCGCACAAGGCCGGACGGCGGCGTGTGCTCCGTCGCACTTCGGAACTTTCCGTGGTCGCGTCAGCCACCGTCCTGGCACCGGCGCCAGCTCAAGCCCGTAGACCCTTGGACGCCTGCGCTAGCGGCGTTTCCGCTCTGATGCCGTGCCGTAGGTGGGCGGCAACGTTTACGGAGAGCACACGAGTCGATCACGTCCCATTCACTCCACCCCGGCAGGGTCGACTTAAGTTCGACCTGCGGGGGAAGGCGGCAAGGAGTCTGATATGGGATACAGCGCGGAATACCTGACGAACGAAGAATGGCTTCAGCTAAAGGCGGCATACCGGTTTCACGGGAACGGGCCCGGCTTCTGGCAGGTGTATCAAGACCTCCTGCAAGCTGCAGCCGCTCGCAACACGAGAACGGCGTTGGGAGTGGCGAATGAACTGGCCAGGATCGCCGAGCGGATGGGGGCAACGCAGAAGGCCGTCCTGTTGGCTGCTGCGGACATATCGAAGCGCGGCCACGACGCCCTTGCGCCTCACTGAACCCACTGGCGGCACCGCTCTAGAACGGTGCCGCCCTCCCCGTGCTCCAATGGAAGCGATCACAGCGGCTGCTGGATCGTCTCCTGCTTGGCGATGTTGTGCGTTGCGATGGTCGCGCTTGGATCGGTGCCGGCGAAGTACATCCGGTCACCCACGTTGAGCTTGACCACCCGCCGCACACCGACGCTTTCCAGGCCGACCACGGGCTCCCATGCCAGAGCCCCGGCTCGGGAGACGAGCACCTCTTCGCCCAGCATGTCCGGCGTGTATGCCGTGGCGCCGCTGCGCAACGTCATCGGCGTGCTGCGGCTCTGGATCACCCGCGCGCCAGACGCCGCCACCAGCTCGAAGCACTCCTCCTCGCCCAGGGCAAACGCCCTGACCTCCTGCATTGTCACCGCCGGCACATCGGGGTCGTCGTTCCAGCACCCGATCTCGTCGCCCAGCTGCAGGTCGCGGACCCACCGGCCATCCGGCAGCCGCGCGATCTCGTAGTCCACGCAGTAGCTACCACCACCCCCACCCGCGAGCGGTGGCCGCGGCGTCGGCTCGATGCTCTGGGCACAGCCGACCAGCCCGGCGGCCAGCGCCAGGAGGAAGATTCGCTTCATGGGTTTGATCCTCAGTAGCCGGCCACGTCGATCACCATGGAACCAGGCGATCCGGTGTAGCGGTCGATGATGTCGTAGGGCGGCTGGGGCGCCCCATCGTTAATGAAGATGTTGGCCTGCGGCCACACGGTCACCTGCTGGCCCTCGATCTTCGCCACGGTCTGATACGTCCGGTAGATGCCGGCGGCCTGGTCGGTGAACTCGCGGTAGTAGCCTCCGGGCATGTTCACCGCGGGCAGCCGACCAGCCGGGAGTGTGATCTGCTTCCATGGCGGCTCGAAGATCACTCCACTGTCAAAGTAGATTTCCCCGTCGTAGGGTTCGTCAAACAGCGCGCCTTCGACCTGGCACAGCTTCTCGTTCGAGTTGAAGGCGCAGACGCCGCCAGCCGTGTAGAGCTTCATCCCGAACGCCCCCCCCGCGGACTCGTTAGGCATGTCGAAGTGGTACACGTCGAACGCCATGGCCGCCGTGCTGCCGCCGCTCAGCGCCCCCGAGCCCATCACCCACACACGCGCCGTGATCGTCCCGGCGGCCGGCAGGAATGTGAGCATGAACCAGCGCGCGGCGCCGCCGGCAGCCTGGGGGCGGACGAACAGCACCGGAGCCGTGCAGTTGGTCACGGAGAACTCGACGTAGCGGTTCGCGCCGGCGCCAGCTGGCACGGTGACCGAGTAGCGCCGTTTGAACTGCACCGCCGGCACGTCCGCGCTGATGAGCAGGCTGCCGTAGCTGTTGATGATCTCGAGCCCGGCCGCCATCAGTACACCACCACGTTCATTTTCATGGACGGATCACGCTCACCCGGCGGGACCGAGCCATAGCTCCACTCGACACGCTTGGTCGACTTGTTGACCGTCACGGCAGGGTTCTTGTACTGCGCCGAGCCGGAGCCCTGCAGCACCGGCACGACGTTGTTAGCCCCTGCGATGACATCGTTCTGGAGCGCGCCCGTGGAGGCGGTGCCGACGGCTACGGTAAGCACCTTGTAGGCCCTGGTGCCCAGGGTGAGGATCGGCAGCCCGTCCGGGCCATAGAACTCGGCTTTCGCGTCGGCCATCACCACATCCCCCAGCGCGAACGGACAACGCCGCCGGCATCCTTCAACGTCAGCAGCGTGTTCGTGATCTCCAGCGAACCGCTACCGCTCACCGCGCCGCGGATAATCGTCGTCCCGGAGGTCGTCTTGCATTCGATGCAGTTTGCCTGCGTGCAGGCGGCCACACCGATGTTCGGGCCGAACCACTCCATGAGGTCTCCGTTCGCGCCGAACCCGTTGCCGATGATCTTCTGGAACCCGCTCTTCCAGACCCTGAAGTAGCCGTCCCGGTATTCCGTGCCATCAGCTCCGGCTGGAGACATGATCCGGAAGACATGGGCGGCAACGTTGAACTCACTGATGATGCCGTTGTTGATCGACTGCACGCCGCTGATGACATTTCCAACGGTCAGGTACACGCCCCAAGTTGCCTGCGCCTGAGCAATGCCCTGCTCGTTCACAGATACGCGCGCGTCCAGGGCGGTTGTCGCGTTGGCGTTGACGGTGACTTTTCCGTCCAACGTCGTGATCGACGACTGCACGCTAGTAAGCTGCTGCGAGTGCGAAGTGAGCGTATTGCCCTGGCTCGTTTGCGTCGTCTGCAGGTTGCTGATCGCGGTCCCCTGCGCGGTCTGCGTGCCCTCGACGTTGCCTACGCGGCCGGTGAGCACGGTCACGCGCTGCGCCTCGGTCGTCACCCGTCCATCTACAAGGTCGACCCGGGTATTGGTCTGGACAATTGCCGAGGCGTTCGCACCCGCAAGGACACCAGCTTGCTTGGCCAGCTCCAGGTTGTTGGCATCGATTGCATTTAGCAGCGCCTGCCGCTTCTCATAGACGGCGAGCCACAGTTCACGCCACTTCTGCCCAGCCTTGGCGGTCAGATCACCCCTGATCCGAATTCCGACTCGGAATCGCCCACGCAGCGCCATAGATGCGGCCATCTGGCCGAGCGCATCCAGGCCAATACTTGACCTGCCCCGAATCGACCTGCTGCGAGCAAGATGACCACCAGTTGCAAACTCCACAGCAGTGGCGCCGTGAATGCTGCGCGTCGGGGTCAACGAAGCTAGCGAGCTGAAGCCGAGCACAGCCGCTCCGCTGAGACTCACTACACCAGAAAGGACACCTGCCATTCCGAACGACAGGGTAGCGTGGCCGATTGTCCCGGCGGGCGTCAGCGAGCCGGCCAGCGTGAAGGATATCCAGGACTGGCCTACCAGCGGCACCAACGGCAGCGCAGCACCGCCAGCGTCCACGCCCAGCGACGTCGCACCCGCAACGTCGTAGTAGCGCGGGCCGTTCTCGCCCAACGCCCGCACGCTGCCGCCCGGCAGGCGACGGCGCGCACCGTTCGGCAGGATGCGGAATACAGTCATTCGGCGGGTGCCTCGCTTTCAGCATGCAGGTCGGCGACGTACTGCTTGATCAGCAGCACAACGTCGAGACCGGTGATCGTCTTTCCATTGACCTCGAAACTGCGGGCAGCGAAATCGCCGACCAGTTCACCGACCACACCTGCCGGGTCCATGCGGACGAACTCATCGTCGTGGTACTCAAGAGTCTGCAGCTCAAGCGACACAGATCCGGCGGCCTGATCGACTGGGTTAGCCCGGATGCGGATGTCAGCAGCGTAGACCTCGCGGCGGATCGTTACGTTGGCCTTTTCTTCGATGATGATTGCCATGTTCACACCGTCTTGATATTGAGGTAGATGTCGGAGGTCGCTTCGATCACACCCGTGGAAATCCTGCGAATCTCTATCCGCAGATAAGCCCACGTCTCCACGCCGGTTTGTCGCGTGCGGCTCAATCCGATCTGCGTTGTCGCTGTAGTTAGCGGGAGCCATGCACCGGTGTTGGTGAACTGATCGACCGCGTTTGAACTCAGTACCGTGGCGCGGATCTGGAAATTTACGTTGAATTGCGCATCGTTGAGCCAGCTGAAGGCAGCAGGGCGCGATAGCCAGACGATGGTTGAACCGCCACTACTCGATTGGCCGTTAGCCAGGTACGTCGCGTAAATGGTGGAGTTAAGGCCGCCATCGCGGGCGAGGTACTCGAGCGATGGCGGTAGGCTGACGACACCCCCAGACGGGTTCACGCCAGCAGCACCACCACCAATATTTCCGACGCTGAACATCACGCGTTCCCCAGGTCGCCGAACAGCCACCATTCGTTGAGCCCCATGCGCTTCAAGCCCCACGGCGCATACTGGCCGGCCGTCGTTGCCGTGCGATTAGATCGCTTGCGCAGTGTCACGCCCGAGCCAGCAACGAACGTCACCGATCCGGCGCCCCACTGTGCGCCCTCCAGCTGGATGTCATCGGGCCACGCCACGGACGATTGCGGCGGAATCGTGATGGTCTGAGCTGCCGCGTTGTTGCACCGGTTGAGCCTATTCGCGTGTTGCAGCCCTAGCGTTGCCGATGAACCGGTGATGTCCACGATGGACGCGCCTCCGCTTTCCAGCGTGAGTTGACCTCCTGACAGCGCAAGCCGCATGCCACTGCCCTGGATGACCTTGCCGAGCACGTAGGCCGCGATCTTCGCTAGCGGCGTGCGCCACCAGCTGTTCGGCACCGGCGGTTCCGCCGCAGGGTTTCCATCAGGCCGCTCGAGTTCCAGCATGTCGGTGTCGGCCAGCGCCGGCACCTCATCCATGCTGCCGATGCTGTATGCAGTCTCGTCAGCCATGCGTCACCTCCAAAGCTTCAGGCGCGGGATCTGCCCCGCATGCACCATCACAGGCTCGTACACTGCGTGCTTGACTCCATCCAGCGTGTAGCCTGCGATCACGACATCCCGATCAACCGCGGGAAAGTCGATCCGCTTGGCGGCCCCGGCAACGGTTTGGCAGACCACGGCCTTTCCGTTGTTGTCGTGCAACACGATCTCCATGGGCCACCTCACACCGGCTCCGCGGTGGAAACGCTGCCGGTGAGGTCACCGGGCTTGAAGCGAAGCTCCTGGCCCACCGTCACTGTGACCGGGTTCACCAGCTTCCCGCGCAGCAGGACCTTGCCAGCTCCAGTAGCCGCGTTTCCGATGGTGAAGTGGGTCAGAATCGAGCCCGCGCCGCCCATCGCTTCGCCGAACTCGATGGCCCCGCCGTTCTCGAAGTCAGCTCCGCTCGCGTCCCACGAAGCCGGGGCCACCAGCTTGCGGGCATAGCCGCCGTAGGTTGCCTCGCTGGTGGTCTGGTTACCCGTCGGACCTGTATCTGCCGTGTGCAGTGCGATGTAGGTGGGCCCGAAGGTCTGGGACTTGAACACCGCGATGAGCAGGTCGTTCGCAAAGGCAGTAGATGCGCTCATTTCTTCTCCTTGATGGTAATGGCATACGTCGCACCGACCACGAGCGCTTGCGCCTCGCTTGCGGGAACGTGAATGTTGAATGGCAGTCCGGATGCGGACGGGAGCGGGCTGAACTGCAACATGATCTGGCCCGGGGTCGTCGCCATCTCGGCTTTACCCTGGAGGGTCATCTGGATCGTCTTCATGGGCTTCTCAGGTCAAATAGGTGACGCCGCTTGGGTCGTCCCAGCGGGTCGGAAGGGTCAGGGTTTCCATGTATTCGGCCAAGGCATCTAGCGCGTCGTTGTAGGCGGTCTTTTCGTCGACTACTTCGGACAGATCGGCCTGAGCATTGATGCCCTCGCGCTCGCCCATAACGGCGGCGAAGTCGATCCGTAGCTGCGGCTTTTCGACGGGTGAGATGATCTCGTCGTCGTCAATCGCATCGATTCGCTTACGCTCCTCGGCAACAGCTGCCTCGCGTGCGGCCCGCTCTTCCCTTAGCTTCTTGTCAAGCTCTTCCGCTTTTTCGGCGATCTCTTTGGCACGGTCCTCTGCTTCCTTGGCATCACCCTCGAACCTAAGGCGGTTGGCCTCGTCGATCTGCCGCTGAAGCTCAATCAAGTCTTCGTCCGAGACAATCGACTTTGGCGCCCCCTCAACGGTTGCACCAACACCAGGAACTCCACGGACCGATGGCGTTACAGAGAACCACTTGGCCGCGGCGTCTGCGTTGCTGTACAGGTAGCGCGGCACGTCCACCTGAGCCAGCTCGGTGAACGGCCCATCCTGGGCCTCGCCGATCCCGACCACGTAGACGGCCCCAGAGAGGGGCACCGGCGTCCAATCCAGCAGCACGCCATCCACCACCGGAGTGGCCGCCAGCCCGGTCAGGACCGGCGGCTGGGGTGGCGCATAGACCTGGACAAGCCAGGGAGCAAAGCGCGCAGCCGGCGGGGTCTGGGCGGGGAGAGGCCCCGCGCCCAGGTCGATCAGAGTTACACGTCGCACGGACTACCTCGCGTTCAGTGATGCGTTGAGGGACTCGCGCTTCTGGACCGACACCCCGCCCTGCGTTACCGCCACCAGCTTCTGCAGCAGCTCCTTCTGCTCGCGGAGAATCTGGCTCTGCTCATCCAGCTTCGCGTTGGTCTGCTGCTGCGCCTCCTTGCTCCCGGCGGCGACTTCGAAGATGGCTTTACCGAAGTGCTCCGGTAGCGCCTCGATGGCGTCGGCCAGCTGCCCCATTGAGGTTCCATCCTCCAGGTTCAGGTCGCCGATCTTCATGCCGTCGATCATCGAGGTGACGCGGCCGTACAGGTCGTTGTAGTCCTTCCCGCTGGCGTACAGGTTCCGGCCGAAACCGAGCGCCGCCTGGGCCGCCTGCTGGGCCGCCTGGCTGTCACCCTTGGCCGTGGCATCGGCCAGAGCCTGCATCGCCTCGGAGAGTTTCTCCTGATCCGTCAGGGGCGATAGATCGCTGATCGACAAGCCGTACTTGATGTTTTTCTTGTCGGCCTCGATCTGCGCCTGGAGCTTGCCCATCTGCAGCGCGCGCAGCTCCTCGATCTTCGCCAAGTCCTCCGCCCTGGCGCCGGACAACCCGAGCGCCTTGGCATAGTCGTTGGCCGACTTCACCTGCTGCCGATACGTGCGCTCGATGTTCAACGCCTGCTGCTGGTAGCCCGACAGGTCCGCCGTCATCACCTGCGTGGCAATGTCCGCCATCAGGTTGCCGTAGGACTTCGCCGTGCCCGCCAGCCGGGTGTACGCCGCACTCAGGCTTTCGTCCGCCGCCTGCATCTTCTCCACGTAGTCCGTGAGCGCGGAGAGCCCAACCCCCGTCCAAAGGTCCAAGCCGCTCCGGGCATCCACTGCCGCGGTGACGAAGAAGTTGGCGCCCTCCTCCAGCAGCTCCGCCGACTTGCGCCAGTCCTCGGCGATTCGGCTGGCCTGGCCGTCGATCTTCCCGACCGCGGCGATGGCCTGCTCCGCCGCGAGGCGCTTCTGGAAGGTCTCGGCGTCCTCGTCGTAGCTCTTCCCCAGGACCGTCGAGCGCGAGCCGGTGACGTTGCCCTTCCGGTCATACGTCTGGGAGAACGAGCCACCGACCAGCGCCGCGGCTTCCTGCCGCAACGTCACGCCCAGCTGCTTGGCGTACGCCGCCAACACCTCGTGCATGCCGGCGGCGGCGTCGCGGGCCTCCTGCCCGGGGTCAACGTCGATGGTCCGGCGCTTCTTGCCACCGAACAACGCCTTCTGCCGGCTCTGCTCGGCGGTGGCCGAGGCCAACCCGCCGGCCTCGCTCACGTCGATGGTCTGCTGGCTGCTGTCGGTCTTGTACTTCGTCCCGAAAACCTTGCCGCCGCTGATCTTGTCTACGACGGCCAGGGCCGCCAGCGCCCAGCCCACCACCGGCACCCAGGACGCCGCGCCGATGGCACCCATAGCGCCGGTGGCACCGGCCGCTGCGCCCGCGCCAATGCCACCGATGCCGACGCCGGCACCGACAGCCCCCAGCCCGCCCGCAATGGCACCGCCCACGCCGAGCCCCAGCGCGCCGTAGGACGCGCCGGCCAGCACGCTGGACATGCCCCCGCTGCCGCGCTGGGTGAGGCCGTAGTACGCGCCCAGCAGGCCCAGGCCGGCACCTGCATAGGGGAGTCCACCGGCGAACTCACCGGTCAGCAGCGATTTGCCGAACAACCCCATACCTGGCGGCATGCCGAAGCCCGAGCCGGCGCCGCCCACCGCCCCGGCCGCGCCGCCAAAGCCGTACATTTGGCCCTGAAATCCACCGAAGCCGGCCACGTTGTTACCGAAACCGCCGATGGAGCCGGCCGCCGCGCCGACGGTGGAGCCAACCCCCAGACCGCCGATGCCGGCACGCTGCGCGCCCTGCAGGATGCCGCCGGCAATGGTCGAGCCCAGCCCGGCGTAGCCGGTTCCGGCAGCCGCGAAGCCCTGCCCCGAGAGCATGCCCTGGAGGGCCTTCTGGATGGGGTTCACGAATTGCTGCTGCAGCGCCGTGCGGACCACGTCCCACCATCCCCGCTTGAACACGTCCTTCAACTCGGAGAAGAAGTCCTTCGCGTTCTTGATCTGCCCGTCGAATACATCGGCGAAGGTGTCGGCGACGCCACCGGCCGCGTCCACTGCGACCTGCTGCCAGTCCTCGGCCGCGCGCGCCGCCTCTTCCATCTCCATAGACACACCGGCCATTGCACGCGCCCGCGCGACCAGGAGTGCGATTTCCTCCTCACTGAACTTGGCACCGGCCTCCATCGCGCGATTGATCTCCTCGCGCATGTCGGACTCGTTCATCAGCTGCCGACGGTACAGCTCGCGCGCCGGCCCGGCGATGCCAAGAAGCTGGACCTCCTGCTCCATGGTTGCGAGCAGCCCGGCCGGGGCGCGCTGTGCCTGTTCCGCCGCCGCGGCGACCTTGGCGTACTCCTGCGCGCTCTGCGCCATCAGCACGCCCGCGTCGGCCTGCAGGATGTTCCCCTTGCCCATGGCCTCGTTGAGTTCGGCCATGCGCTGGGTGTGCTTAGCCATCGCCTCTGCCAGCGGCCCGGACATCGTGCCGGCGGCGATCGCCGCTTCTGCGGCATACCGCTTGATCTGCTCCTGCTGCTTCTTCCATTCCGCCTGCGCAGCCTTGAGCCGTCGCTCCTCCTCAGGCGACAACACCTTCGGTAACGGTCTGCTGCCGTCCTTGAACATCGAATCCGGTAGCGGTTGGCCATTATCGATCACCCTGACGCCCGCGGCGCGTTCCATCAGATCGACGTAGCGCATCTGCGCTTCTACTGCCGCCAATCGATCGCGCTTGTCCCGCAGAAGCTGCGCCTTCTGTTCCTTGGAAAGCCCGAAAGAAGGAGTGATTCCCGCCTCATCGTTCGCGATGCCTTCCTGGAGCCGCATCTGCTCTTCCAACAATCCCTGATACGACTTCTTATCAATTGGCTTTCTGGCCTGAGACAAAATTCCCCATAGCCCTCCAACCATCGCCGTCGCCTCTGCTGCGAACTTCGCGATGTTCACCAATCCCTCACCGAAGCTCGCAAGCCCGTCCTTCGTTGACGGGTCGCCAAGCAAATCAGTTAACCCGTTCACGGCAGCGGTGAGTCCCTTAATCCCCTCCCCTCCCGAGTCGCCAGTCATGACATCGTTAAGCTGGTTCTTCAATCCAACCAGCGCACCACCGAAAGTGTCCCGCGCGGCCTGTGCGGCGCCGTCGTAGGACTCAGCCATCACGTCGAGGACGATCTTTTGCGATTCTGCCAAGCGCCCGGTTTCCTCCAGACGCTTCATCACTCGCTTCTGGGATTCCTCGAACTTGAAGCCCTGCTTCGTGAGTGCAGTGACGCCTTCCGACGGCTTTTCCAGAGCCTTGCCAATGGTCTCAGCCGAATGCTCAATGTTCTCGCCAAGGCGAACAGATTGGTCGATCGCCATCTGCAGTGCGCGCGGAAACTGTTCACCCACGATGCTGGAATATGAAAGCAACCTCGTCTGGGCATTGGTGATCTCACCGGCACTATGCGTCGTCGTCTTTGCCAGAATGTCGGCCATTCTGTTCAGCTGCATGCTGTTGAACCCCGCAGCCTCACCCGTCGATCTGAGCACTGCTTCAAGCTGCGCTTGCTCCTTTTGCGCATCGATGGTGTTGCGGATAAATGTGGCAAATACCGCGCCTGCGGATAGCCCAACTGCAAGACCACCAAAGCTACCCATTACGCTGGATGCCATGCGGCTCACCCGCGCTTCGATCTGCTTCATCGCCTTATCGGCTTCGCGCGCGGCTTTCCCCATATCAGATTGAAAGCTCCCGGTTTTCGCAAGCAGATCGACGGTTAGCGTGTAAAGGCTCATGTGATGACCCACATAGAAAAAGCCCCGCAATGCGGGGCTTTGTTTGAACTTCAGCATCTACCTACTTCGTAGTGCTGCCATTACTGCCTTGTGTTGTGCTCTCGCCTGAGCAATGCGTGCAAGAACCCCAGCCATCAGGCCCAGACCCACAAATCCCACACCCATGGTCGCCTGCGTTAGGCCGAATAGGCCGATAAGCCCGCAGATCAATGATCCAACCACGAGGAGTACAGCCCACGTGGAACCGCCGTTAGGTGGTGGCGCTGCGCCATACACTTCCTTCTTGAACTCCTTTACCTCTTCGAGCATGTCCCCCTCCTCTCCGTTGGTGGGACGATGGTGCCACCTACGCGGGCACTTCCTCAAACTCCAGGTAGCCAGCGAAGTACCGGCCGCTCACGTTCTCCACGCTCCAGGTGTTCGACGCGGCGCCGTAGATCGCCGACCGCGCGGCGAGCGCCGGATCGATGGGGCCGCCCTTCGTCCGGCTGTACTCCGGCGCGATGCAGCCCCGCCCGCGCCCCTGCAGCAACAGCACCACCGCATCCCAATCCGTGCCGCCCAGGCCGGCGCCGTGCGCCACATCGGTGGGCCGTGCCGACAGGTTGCCGGTGAAGCGGCGGTAACGCGGCCCTTCCACGGTGTTGAGCTGCGCGCCCTTCGTGCGCGTGTGGACGCTGGTGTCGATGGTGGCCACCGCCCAGCCGTCGGCGATGCCCACGTCCACGGCGCGCAGGACTGCGATCTCGCCCACTTCCACGGTCGCCGCGGTAGTGTCGATGCCCACCGACACGGACGACACCGACGCGGTGCCGGTCGGGAACAGCCAGGCGCACACCGCTCCATCGGGGAGACGCACGGTCGTGCCGCTGGCGCCGGCCGCCGAGATCGGCACACCCGGCGGCAGGGACAGGCCCAGCAAGGCGACGATGCGCGGCGCGATGGTGCCGGCAAAGGTGATGTTGATCGACAGCGCGCCGGTCCTGGCGATGCGCGCCCGCCGGGCCGGCTTGCCGTCGAACAGTGCGGCGCCGGCGTCGGCGGTCAGCCATGCACCCCCAACCAGCGCCACCGACTGCACAGCCGGCATTCCGTATCCGATCAGCATTTCAGCCCCACACGTTGAGCACCACGTTCCCCGTGGCCGGGTTGCGCTCTACGCTGCGCACGAGCACGTTCTTGCCGGCCGCCAGGCCGTACCGCGGATAGGTGATGCGCCCCACCTGCCCCGGCTGTGGCGCCAGCGTCTGGTCGCCGCGGATCGTCAGCACGTAGAAGTGCCGCATCACCGCGTACAGCCCCACGATCCGGTCGGCCTCGGCCTGCGCATCCGCCTGCCGCCAGAACAGCGAGACGAACGGCGCGGCCACGTCCGCATGCCGGTAGTGCGGATGCAGTGGGCCAGCCGCGTACACCTGCCCCCGGAACAGCGCCGTCAGCTGGTCGCGGCGAGCCTGCGGCACGTCCACCACGTCGGTGACGAGATCGCCCGCGCCGAGCGCCTGGGCGTTCGGGCGGTAGGCGAACCGGCGGGTCAGGTTCGGCGCATCGTCCGGCAGCGCGATCAGATCCTCGGCCAGGAAGTCGGCGATGACCTCGAACGCCGGCACCGCCACCGACTCAGGCGCAACCACCCGGGCCACGCGCAGCACGCCGTCCGGCGCCTGGTACATGCCGGCGCCATAGCTCGGCAGGATCGCTCCCAGCGCCGCACGCGCCGTCACGGCGTCGCGGGAGTAGTACCCCACCCCGCCGTAGCCGGTCGCCGTGTCGATGCCGCTGGCGTCGCCTGCGGCCCATGCCGCTTTGCCGAGCCGGCCGAACACATCGCCCAGGGCCTGCCGCAACGTCGCCGGCTGCTGGCCGGCTCCGATGCTGGACACGTCGGCGACCACCGGCCCGACCGGCGGCGACTGCATCAACAGCTGCTGCCCGCCCGGCGCGAGCTGGAACGTGCCCGGCTCCATCAGGTCGCCGCGGTCCATCACCGCCGAAACGCTCACCGGGCCATCGGCCAGGAACAGCGCCGAGCCATCCGAGTTGGCGCCCAGCGCCGGCACGCTCGCCACGGCGCCGATCACCACCGGCTGCGCACTCCAGGCCAGGCCGGGGATGTTCGGCAGGAACACCGCGCGCGTGATGGGGTCGTCCAGGTCCGCGTGCGCGTCCAGCAGGGCCAGCCGCTTGTCGCCGTCGCCGGTGATCTCCACGCGATCGATCACGAACCGGCCCACCGCCACGGTATCGGCGAGCATGCCCCCCGCCTGCCCCTGCCGGATGGAGACCGGCTGCCCGGCGCCGCCGGACAGCGCGAGGTCATCCAGCAGCCCGTCAGCGTCATGGACGAGGCAGTCAGCCACGGTCGTCTGCGTGGCGCCGCCGCCCCAGACCCAGAAGTCGAGCGCAGACATGATGGTCACGCCCTCGGCCAGCAAGCCCTCGTAACGGGCGTTGGCCGGGGTGTCGCCCGGCGCGGTCAGGAAGTCCGCATCGGCGATGCCCGGCGCCGCGGTGGACACACGGCGCAACGGCCAGCCCGCCACCGCGGCCGGCCCGCTGGCGACCCACTGCCCGGCGTTGACCGCAAGTACCAGGCCGCCCGCCTTGCTCGCGCCCAGCGACGCGGCGAAGTACAGCGGGCCGGCGAGTGCCGCCGAGCCGGTGTGAACCAGCGCGCCATTGCGGTAGAGCCGCACCGTGTTGGGCGTGCCGATGACCAGCTGCACGCCCACCATGTCGCCCTTGAGGACCAGCGGCAGGCCGGAGGCCACCGTGGCGCCGCCCACCCGCAACGTGCCGGCGCCCAGGTTCCAGCCGATGCCGCCGGCCGAGCCCAGCACGGCCGACAGCGACGCGCTGGCGTTGACCACGCCCACGACCGCCTGCAGGGCATCGTCACCCCATACGGCGAACTCCACGCCCACCGTGCCGGCGTCCTGGGGAATGTCCGACCGCGCCGTGCGGTTGAGGTCGGCCGCCGCAGTGGTGGCCAGGGTCAGGCCACTATCGCGCGCGGACAGCGCCGGGCCAATGGGAACGGCGGCGAACCGCCCGAAGGTCTCGCTCATAGGGAATCGAACCATGCCTGCGCGTCGTCCTCGTCCAGGACGGGCACCAGCGCGTTGAGGTAGTCGTCCAGCTGGCGTCTGGTGCCGGCTGGGCTGTGTGCGGCGACGGTGTAGGCCACAAGCGCGGCGGGCTTCTGGTGCAGGCTCACCGGGTCAATGGGGTTCCGCTTGTGGAACTCCCACATCTCCAGGAACTGGCGCCGCGACATCGTGGCGCGCAGCTCGTGGACGGGCCGGCGGTACGTCACGGACAGGACGCACCAGAACCACTCCTCGCCCTTGCGGCTTAGGCGTTTCCCGCCTGCTCCGCCGCCGCGGCTGCCTTCTCGCCGAAACCGGCGTGTTTCAGCGCCACGTCCTGGAACTTGGCCGCAACCGGCGGTTTCAGGCGCGCGGCGTCCTCCACGGTCATGATGGCCTTGCCATCGGCATCGCAGATGGTGGCTGCGATCAGTTTGGCGCGGTCGCCGTCGGCCCACAGCTTGCGGAACTCCGCGTCGGGCAGCTCGCGCACGCAGAACTCGGCGGTCACGCCGGGGCTCAGTTCGATGGTGTCCGGGCGCACGTCCGGCGAAGCGAACATGCCCAGATCCTGGAACGTGTGCAGGAGGGACTTGGCGATGTCGGTCGCCGCCGGGGTGGTGGTGTCGTTGGTCTTGCTCATGGCCGTTTCCTTGTACTGGCGGCAGACCGTGCGGGCCGCGCACGGCGAACACGCGGAGGTTCCGCACGGTCTGCCAAAGAGAAGGCCCGCCGAAGCGGGCCAGGTGCATGCCGTTGGTGCCGGTTACGGGCCGGCGGGCGGGCGGTGCGTGGTGACGGCGCCGGAGCCGCGGATGGTGATGGTGGCCTTCCACACATCGTTGTCCTGGCTGGTGACGGCGAAGTTCTGCACGAAGCCGTCGAACTGCTTGGACAGCACCGTGGTGGGCGGCGTGATCTTGCCATCCACCGCGGCTGGCTTCGGCACGCCTTCGGTCTCGGACAGCGGTGCGGTGACCAGCCAGTTCACGACGGCGCCGGTCTTGTGCAGATCCTCGATCTTCTCGTGGTCCGCCGAGTCGTAGATGACCTCGATGCTGGTGCTTCCGGTCTGCTTGCGGCCCGCGACGAACTGATCCCAGTCGTCGTCGTAGTCGGAGACATCGATCTCAGACGCCTGGCCGTCGGGGAAGCCGACGCTGCGCAGCCGGGTGACCTTGACCACATCGGTTGCCGCAATGGCGACGAACAGCTGGGAGTGCTTGGACTTGATGACCTGTCCCATAGGGATTTCCTTGTGTTGTGCCCGTCGCCGGGCATGAAAAAAGCCCCTTGCGGGGCCGATGGGTTGCCGTTGTTGATGGGCTATCGCAGCTGCAGCAGGCGCGCGTCGAACGAGATGCCGTAGGCGCCCGTCTCGTCGTCGTCCGGCGGCGGGTTATAGGACTCGATGCTCCCCCGCCGCTCGATCTCGTCGCGGATCGCCACGGCGGCCGCGTTGGCTTCCGACAACGTGGCGCCCCAGACGGTGAGCCGCACCCGCCAGCCATCTGCCGGCGGCGGGTCGGACAGCTGGGCCGACGGCGCGCCGTGGACCGTCGCCCAGGTGGCATAGGGCATGGGCGTGTCGGCGGGCGCGGTGCCCGGAAACGCCCGCACCGGATCGCCTAGCTGCGCGCGCACGGCGGGCGATTCCTGCAGGATGCTTTGGATCAGGGGAACCATCATCGCCAGCCGGTCTCCTTGGTGTACTTGTCGATGGCCTTGCGGGTAGCGTCGATCACGACTTGCGCCGCTTCCGGACCCTTCGCCTCGCCGGCCGGCGTCAGGAATGGCTCGGCAGCCATCTTCTTGGTGCCGAACTCCTTGAAGCGCCAGTAGTACACGTCGCTTGCCGGGCGGTAGCTCTTGCCGACGCGGCGCATCCGCTGGTTGCGCTTGGTGTTGGCGTACTTCCGCCGCTGGCCGAGCATCACGCCGACGGTGTAGTACTCCCCACCGTCACCCACCCCCGCCTTGCGCCGGTTCTTGGCGTTCGCACGGCGGGTGACGATCTGGCGCGCCATCGCGCCGGATGCCTTTGGCGCCCTGCGCCGCGCTTCGTCGCGGATCAGGTTGCCGCCGGCGCGCATGCCGGCCTGCAGCGGCTTGCCCTGGACAGCCTTCGGCAGGCCGCGCAGCGATTTCAGCAGGCCATCCAGCCCCTCGATCTCGATGCGTTCAGCCATCGGACACCCCGGAATCCACCATCAGCGTGAGGTGGCGGCGCGCCGTGGCATCCGGCAGAACGGCCCGGATGGCGTAGACAGCCCCATCGAAGAGCACCCTCATCGTGGGCAGCACGCCCGGCAGATAGGGAATCTCCATGCGCGCATCCACCCGGCCATGCTCCGCCTGCGCGGCGATGAACTCACGGCCGGACAGCGGCACCACCTCCGCCGGCACGTCGGGGCGCCAGTCGGCCCACATCTTGGCATCGCCGCCGAGCGGATCGCGGACGGTCTGATACGCCTGCAGCGTGATGCGGTGGCGATACTTGCCGGCGCGCCTCATGGGCGAAACCTCCGATAGGGGAACGTCAGCCGATCCACGGCCGGATTCTCGGAGAGCCCCTCGGTGGCGGCCTCGCGGTTGGCGTACAGGTCAGCAGCCAGGAGCAGCACGGCCGCCTTGAGTGCCGCCGGCGCCGGCCCTGGCTTCGTGGTGATGCGGATCGGGTAGTCGTCCGGTCCGCTCACGACCTCCGCCGGCTCGATGGGCAGCTCCGTGCGGTCAGTGCCCACCGGCGTCCAGTCGTAGGTGGCCGTCGCCAGTGCGTAGCCGGTTTGCTGCTCCACGACCTCACGCGCCGCCGTGATGAACCCGCGGATCAGCAGGTCGTCGGCGTCGTGCAAGACGACCATATGCCGCTTGGCTTCCTGGAGGGATACCGGCTCGCCATCCTCCGTGGCGGCCGTGACGAGCCGGAGCGCCATCAGTCCCTCCCGGCCAGGGCCGCCGGATGGGTATCGATCAGGCCGCCGAGCCGCAGCTGTTCCGCATGCGCGGCCGGCACCTGCACCACCTGTCCGACCTTGCCCAGGTGGTTGTCGCTCAGTACCAGGGCCGGGACGGTTTCGCCCGGCTCGGCCGGCGGCGGGGCATCGTCGCCGTCGCCTTCGGGCGGTGCGCCTGCGTCGCCCTCGCTGTCGGCGGGGACCGGCGTGCCATCGCCGGCAGCCTGTGGGTCGGCCGGCTCCGGCGCGGGCGGCTCGGCCGGCGTGTCGCCCGTGGTTGCGGCGGGAGCGTCGGACGCAGGCGCCGGGCCATCTTCCACCTTGTCGGCGGCCGGCGGGGTCTTGCTGCTGTTCTTTGCCATGTCGTGCTCCATGGCGGCGCCCCATCCCCGGGACGCCGCGTGGTTGATGGACGGGGACGGTTATGCCGCGGCGCCGTGCTGGAAGGTCTTCACCGCGCCGCCGACATCGATCAGGTTGCCGCCGGTACGCATCCACGCCAGGAAACCGACCTGGCCTTTCTTCACGTAGGCCGAGTCGTTGAAGCGGAACATCGTCAGGGCCATCACATCGCGGATCTTGTAGTAGCTGAAATCGCCGAACGCGATGGACTTGGCGCCGGCCGCCGGCGAGGCCACATGCTGGTTGATCTGGATGTCGCGGTTCAGCAGACGATCCGGAGCACCGCCCGGGTTGCCCTGCTCGTAACCGGGGACGAAGATCGGGCGGCCCTGGTCGTCCTTGACCTTGCGCACCAGCTTGAGCATGTCGTCGTGGAACATCCACTTCGCAGCAGCGCGGTAGGACGCATCGACGCTGTGCTCCAGGTCCACCAGGTCGTCGTAGGTGATGACCGGCAGCGCCGACACCCCGCCGATCTTGCCGACGCTCGCCGCAGTGATGATGCCCATCGGCTGGCCGGTGCCGCTGCCGAGCGTGTAGTGGCGGTTGGTGATGCGGCCCAGACGCGACTGCAGGCGACGCTCGATGAAGCCGGCGATGTCGGCGGTGCTGTCCTGCAGCAGCTCCCACGGAACGGTGACCACCTTGGAGCTGTACTTGTAGACCTGCAGGCCCTTGGTGCCGAAGGACACATCGGCGTCGGTGGCCGACTGGTTCTCCGCCACGATCTCACCCTCTTCCGAGGTGCCATCGCTAGTCGGGTACTGCATCGGCTCGCCGCCGGCGGTGCTGAACACGTCTGCCACCTGGCGCATACCGCCATACGCCTTGAGCGCGTCCAGGATCTGCTTGGCCAGCGTGGTGGGCACGGTGTAGCCGCCCTGCTCGGGATTGAGCGCGGGATTGCCGGACATGGCCGCGTTGACCTGCTTCCAGTCCTCGGCCGACAGCGCGCTATCGCCGCCGCGCGCCCAGCGGTCGAACAGGCGCATTTCGTTGGACAACTTCTTGCCGCCGCCGGCGTCGTCGTCGCCCTGCTCGCGTGCGCCGCGCTCGCGCATGGCATTGTCCGCGGTCAGGTCCATCACCTTCTGGTGGCGCTCGATGGCCGCATCGATGCGCTCGATCTCGGACACGTTGTCGTCGTACTTCTTCTGGTCCTCGGCGGTCCAGGTGTTGCCGTTGCCGGTGCTGGTGTCCAGCAGGTTGCGGGTGTCCTTCGCCAGCTGGGTGCGGCGCTCCCGCTCGGCCTGGATGTTGAAATGCATAGGTGTCGATCCTCTTGGCAATAAAAAACCGCCTTTCGGCGGTCGGGGGTGTGGCAAGCGGGAGCCGCTTACGCTGGGGCGCGCTCCAGAAGCGCCAAGCGGCGCGACAGGGCACTTTGGTGGGCGGTGATGTCCTCGCCATCATCCGCGCTGTTCTCGGGCCGCAGGAGCGCGGCCGGCGTGTTGCTGTAGGCCGACAAGTCCCACTTGTTGCCGGCCTTCTTCTTGCTCACGACCTCCACCACGCGGTCAGCGAAGCCGTGTTCCTTCGCCTCGTCGGCGGTGAACCACGTTTCCTCGTCCATCCACTGGACGATCTGCGCTTCGTCTTTGCCCGTGCGCCGGGTGTAGTCGCCGGCCAGGCCGGTGTCGATCTTCCCCAGCAGGTCGGCGGTCTTGCTCATGTCCGCCTTGTTGCCGATGGCGATGGTCCAGGCGTTGTGGATCATGAAGCCGGCGCCCTGGGTGATCTCCACCTCGTCGCAGGCCATGCAGATGCCGGTCGCGGCCGAGGCCGCCAGCCCATCGACATGGGCAATGACCGTCGCCCGGTGCTGGGAGATGGCGGTCATCATCGAGCGCGCGGCGAACACGTCACCGCCCGGCGAGTCGATCCGCAGGTGGATCACGTCGGCATCGATGCCGGCCAGGGCCTGGGCGAACATCGTTTCGTCAATGTCGCCCCACCATCCGCCGATGACGCCGTGCAGGTAGATGGTGGCCTCCTTGCCGTCCGACTCGGCGCGGACGGGCTTGGACTTGCCGGCGTTATTCTTCGCCAGCTGGAGCAGCTTCGGGATCGGCATTTGGATTTCCTTCGTTGTCGTCGGGCGGCTGCTTGGCCGGCGCCGGGTCTTTCGGTCGGTACAGCTCGTCGCCGCCGGCAATGGGCGGCAGGTTCTTGAGGCGGCGCACTTCGTTGACGGTCATCCAGCCCTGAGCGCCGGGGCCGCCGAGCGCCTTGCCGAAGTACTCTGCCTGGGCCTTGGAGTCGCCGGCCAGCAGGCTATCGACGTTGTGCTCCGTGAAGTAGCGAACGGTCCGAAAGAGCTTTCGGTTCAGCTCGTCCTTGATCCGGCGCAGGTGCGGGCCAAGGGTGTGCTTCACGAAGCCGATGCCCATCTGCTCGATGCCGGTTCCCCAGCTCGTCGCCTTGCTGGTCTCGCCGATCATGTGCGGCGGCACGCCGAACGCGCGCGCAATGTCGATCACCTGCCACTGCCGGGATTCCAGCAGCTGCTGGTCCACCGCCGACATCGTGAGTTCCTTGATGTCGAGCCCTTCGGTCAGGATCAGCGGGATTCGCCGGTTGCCCTGCATGCCGCCGTACTTCTTCACCCATGCGGCGCGAAAGTCGTCCTGCGCGCCCTGCCCCATCTCCTTCGGGGTGGTAATCGCCACCTCCGGCTTTCCGCCTTCGGCGAAGAACTTGCCGGCGTGCTCGTCACCTTGGATGGCGATGCCGATGCCGTTGCGCGCGCCCCACTGGATGACCGACATCCCGTGCGTGCCGTTGAAGCCGAAGCCTGGGAAATGCAGCACGTCGTCCTGATCGACGGTGAAGTACCCGTCGTCGTCGTGGAACGTGTACTGCAGGCGCCGTGGATCGCGGGGGCTCGACTTCGGCTGCTCCAGGATCATCACCCTGTCCCGCGGCCACGGAATGAACCCGGTGGCGTTGCCCGAGCGGTTGCGGGTGATGTAGGCGATGCCGTCGCCCCTGAGCAACATCTGCGCGACCAGGAACTCCCAGGCGGCACCCGCCGGCCATGCCGCGGAGAACTGCTCGTTGAGCAGCCACCAGTAGTCGTGGTCGGCGCGGATGCGCGCCTCGCCGGTACGCTCGAACACCGGTAGCGGCAACTGCGCGATGGCGCCGGCGATCAGGGTCACGCAGCCAAAAACCGCCGACACCCTCATGGACGTGGCCGGGCTCACGACCGCGCCGGAGGCGGTGGTGGGATTGCCGAAAATCTCGAACATGCGCAGGCTGGAGGACGAAACCGTCTCCCCCTCCACCACGTTTCCAATGGTCGGCTCGATCCGGTCCCGTGGGTCAGGGCGCCGGCTGTTGTCGAATAGTCCAAGCATCATTCCATCACCACGAAGCCCTGTTGGATTTGCGTTGGCTCCTGCACCTGCAGCGCGCGAGCCATCGCCATGATTAGCGCCACGGCGCCGTCGATCTTGTTCTCGTCCCGCTCCTTGCGTGGATAGACGTTCTCCTTTGCATCGACACGCGCCACGACGTTTCCGACCATCCAGGTCATCGCCGCGTTGCCGTCGTGCCAGAGCCGGCGCGCCAGCGTCAGCGCCTCCACCTCTTTCATCGGCTCGGAGAGGTTCCGCACGGACTGCGCAATCTCCACAACCGGCAAGCCCTCCTGCCCCAGACGGGTCATCAGGTAGGTGGCCTGCGCCGGGTCATAAGCGATGTCGCGCACATCGACGCCGCGGGCGGCCAGCTCCTTCAACTCTTCCTCGATGAAGCCGTAGTCCGTCATGTTCCCCGGCGTGGAGACCATCAGCCCGTCCAGGACGAAAAGCTGGTACTGCTCGTTCTCCTCGACGGCCGATTCCGGGACGTAGAAGCGCGGGATCGCGTAGTAGCTGCCGTCGCGCTCGAACAGCAGGACGACCGCCGCAACGTCGATCTTCGATGCCAGGTCAACACCGATCCAGCACGGGCAGCCGGCGAAGTCGTCAATCTCGAAGGACCGCTTCTGCCGCTGCCAGGCCAGCATGTTCATCCACGCCAGCCGCGCGCCCACCCAATCGTTCAGGTGCTTGGTCCGGAACGCCGACTGCTTGCGCGCCGACCGCTTGGCCTGGGCCAGCTGTGCCAGCAGGAACGGCTCGAACACGGACACGCCGTAGTTCGGGTTGGCCTTCCGCAGGCTCGCCGGATCGTCCCAGCGGTCGCCCTCGTCAATGCCGTAGATGACCCCGAACACGGTTTCGTCCTGGACTTCGCCCTCCAGGATGCGGATCACATCGCGCCGCTTCTCGTAGCAAGGCCCGGCCAGGTTGGTGCCGGCCGTGGTGATGATGCACAACAGCGGTTGCTCGCGCGCGCCCATACCCGTCTGCATGGCATCGACCATGTGGTCGGTGTCGTGCTCGTGGTATTCGTCCACCAGCGCGGCGTGTGGGCTGGAACCGTCGCCGGGCTTGCCGATCATCGGCTCGAACTTCGACATGTCCTCCATGACGAACATGGGGCCGGGGTTCTTGGGGTTCCCCGACTGATCGATGCCGAAGCGGGCGCGCAGCGCCGGCAGCTTCTGCACCATCTGCCACGCAGGCCGGTAGACCTCGAACGCCTGCTTCTCGCTCGTCGCGCCCGAGTAGACTTCGGCGCCGGCCTCGCCATCGGCAGCGAACAGGTACAGGCCGCGCGCGGCCAGGCGCAACGACTTCCCGTTCTTGCGCGGCACCTCTTCGTAGGCTTCCCGGAACCGGCGCAGGCCGGAGCCCTTGTAGACCCAGCCGAACAGGTTGCACTCGATGAAGTGCTGCCAAGGCTGGAACACCAGCTTCTGGCGCTGCGCCGCCCACTTGCCCTTGGTGTGCGGCATCATCTCCATGAAGCGCACCGCGCGGTCAGCCTTCGCGGCGTCGTACTTGTACGGCCAATCCGGCCCGCGGCGCTTGAGATCGTCAAGGAACCGCTGGCAGGCCAGCCGCGCGTACTTGCCGGCCGCGATCTTGCCGGCCACGACGCCGCGCGCGTAGTCCTTGGCAGATTCGGTCGGCGTCATGCGCTAGAACTCGTCGAAAGGATTGCCCTCCGGGGGCTTCTCGGTCCCCAGCTTCTGCCGGTCGGCGGGCGTCAACCCCAGGCGCGCCAGGCACCCGATCAGGTGGGAGTACTTGGCGGCTTTGAACTCGGCCCGGTTCGCGCGGAACTCAGCCAGTAGGGAGGCCGCCACCTCCATCACGAACCGGTCCGATGCGGTCAGCACCCCCGGCAGCGCGCACTTCTCCAGCTCACGCCATACCTCGGCCACGTCCTCCGGCAGGTGAGCCGGCGGCTTGCCCAGCGGCTTGCCCGACTTCGGGGCCGCCTTGGTGTACCGCTGCGGGTTTTTCTTGTCCGCCCCCTTGAGCTGCGCCAGCTCGGCGGGCTGCTTATGCCGTGCCATGCCGGTGAACCTCGAAATTCAAATTCTGTGGACGCGCGAAGAAAGGGGGGCGCGCGTATCGGACCGAGACCGCCCTGGACTTTTGCCCTCCCCCCTCCCCGTTTCGTTCAGCTTTCGGTGGATAACTCGGACAGGCCGTCGCGCCCGAAACCGCCGTTCTCCCTCGCCGTCTTGGCGCTGTGGCAGCTGTGGCACAGCGACTGGAGGTTGTCGTCGGCGTTGTTGCCCGAGTCTCCATCGATGTGGTCCACGTCGGTTGCTGCTCGCACCCTGTCGGCCTTGGTGCACTCCCTGCACAACGGCTCGCGGGACAGCTGCACCTCCCTCAGCCGGCGCCAGGCCGTCGAGTTGGTGGGCAGCGCGCGCCGCGCCTGCCTGCGCCTCACCTGCTTGGCCGGCTCCTTGTAGGGACGCCAGCCCGGGGCGCGGTGCTGGGGTGGTCGCATCGGCATCAGTACGGTTCCCCATCCAGGTCCACGCGCTGCGGCTCCTGCTCGTCCTCCACCGGATGACCGGCCTCCTCGCCGAGCAGCTGGGCCACCGACTGCACCAGCAGGCCCACATGGGTTGCCAGCTCACCCACCTGCTTGCCCTGCTCCTCGATGGCCGTCACCAGCCTATCGATCCGCGCATCGGCGCAGGATCGGGACTGTTCGGCCAGCGCAGCCACCGACGCGTCACGGGCTGCGGCTTCGGCATCGATGCGGCTCTGCAGCTCCCGGGTGATCGCCAGCAGCTCGAGCGAGGTCGGCACCTTCACTACGTTCCCCATCTCGTTGTCCATCACGCCCTCCCGCGCCCGCGGCGCTCCACACGCGCGACCAAGCCGCGCCGTATCCACCACTCCACCCGCTGCCAGTCCGGCTCCATGCCCGTCACCCGGGCGAACCACACCAGGGCGCGCAGGTACCAGCGCACCCACCAGCGCCATCCGATGGATGCTGTGACCGTCTCGGACATCAGAACTCCTCCACGGCCCAGCCGCCGCCGTCCTTCTTCGGGCGCACGCGCACCGCGATGAACCGGAACGGGTACTGATCGGCCGCGATCTTGATCTTCGCCCTGGCATCGTCCTGCCAGAACCCCTTTACCTCGTGCAGCTCCATCACCCCATCCGCGGCCAGGACTGCGAAGTCCGGGGTATAGAACGTGTTGTCGGCGAGCCGCAGCTTGATGCCCTCGAACCGGTGCCACAGGATTTCCCCTGCGTGCTGCAGCGCGCGCAACCGCTCCGCATACGCCTTCTCGGTCTGGTTCATCTTCCCGGGCTTGAGCCGGCCGAGCGCGAGGTGACCACCGCCGGCCTTGCGCTTCACCGGCCGGGAGCCTCGATGGCACAGCCTGCGGCGATGACCGCCTGGCGGGTGTCGATCAGCTCCCGTTGGAGCCAGCCGATCCAGGCGTCGGCTCGGTCGCCGGCTGCAACAAGATGCGTCGCGCCTGCCCACCGAAGGTCGGCGGCAGCATCTTGTCCTCGGGCAAGGCCCGCAGCTCCACCGGCGCCGGCTCCGGGCGCACCACAGGCCCACTCCGGCCGCAGCTGCACAGAACCGCGGCGCAGAGCAGCAGCAAGATCACGTTCGGCACGGTTCGCATCGTTGAGGGCCTTCTGGTAGCGGGTGTCGTTCTCGTGCCGGCTCTGGGCCAGCTTCTCGGATGCAGCGCGCGCCTTGGCGGCCACGGCGGCGGTAGCGTCGGCCAGCTGCTGCAGCGTCGCAGCGTGCTTGGCGTTCTCGGTAGCGCGGGCCTGGACCTCGGCCTGGTACTCACCGCGCCAGTGCGAACCGCCCCAGCGGTAGCCGAAGGCCAGCACCAGCAGGGCCAGCAGCAAGCCGGCCGCCCACCGGGTCAGGTCCGCATAGGGGCGCAGGGGATCAATCGACAAGTTCATGCCGTCACCGTTGAATGAATAGGGGCGCCCTCCTTGCGGTACGCTGCGCGTGCTACCGACACAGCCCGCAAGGAGGGCGCGATACATGGGCGAGAAACTAAATCGTGAGGTTCAGCGCCAGCTGCTTCAGCGCCTGTTCGATGTCTATCCGCAGCGAATGAGTGCCAACCAGCTACGAGACGTCGCGAGTGGAAGCAGTTTCGAGGTCAACCTCTACTACCTAGCGGAACACAAACTTCTGAAGATGGAGGTGTACCCAACGTTCGACGGTGACGTGTTGGGCGACATAGCCATTACGGCCAGAGGTCTCGACTTTCTTGCGGACGACGGTGGTCTTTCAGCCATCCTCGGCACTGTGACGGTCAAGCTCCACCACGACACAGTTCGCCAACTCCTGATTGCACGCGTTGGGGAATCAGATGAACCGCAGACCACTAAGCAAAAGGTCGTAGATAAGCTCAGGTCAATGCCGGCTGACGAACTAGGCAGATTGACTTCAAAGGCTGTGGATGCGGGGCTCCGCAATCTTCCGAACGCAGTTCAGTGGCTGCAAGCAGCAATCCAGTCTTGGTGAGTGCCCGGAACTCGAACTTTATCCATCCCAGCATTCGCTTATCGTGGCCGACGACCTGCAACCACAGGCCGTCCCGCCACAACGCGTCGGAACCCGATGGAATCGTAATGGACATCGCTACCCCATCCTGTGAGGCGGGCATCAGCTGAACATCGATCAGGTCCAATTTCATTTTCATTGCTCCCGCAGGCATTTGGCATGGCGCTCCAGCTGGCGCTCCCATGAGCCCCAGCACCGTTTGTTGGGCTTGCCGTCCACCAGCGTCGAGCAGTCGTAGCCGGCGGCGTACTTGAAGCGCAGCAGCGCGTCGCAGGCGGCCCGGTAGTGGGCGCGCTGGGCGTCGGCTGTCGGCGCGGTGACCGTTGCGAGCAAGTTCCGCCGCATGCCGGACTGGCGCCAATTGCCGATCCCGTATTGCCCGGTGAAATCCAGGTACAGGTCGAACTCGCCCTGCGTCATCCGCACGCCAGGCAGTGACGCCTTGAACCGCTCCGCTTCCTCGCCGTGGAGGTTCCAAGCCAGCTCCTCGGCGCGCCTGCGGGTGATCGGCGGGTCCGTCAGCTTCACCGGCCGGCCGTCCTCGTAGCGCGTCGAACCGAAGCCGATGGTCGGCACGTCGCCCTTGGTCGGGATGTGGGGCCGCGGGGCGAAGTTCTCCTTCACCTGCCAGCCCATGAAGCCGGCCGCGCTCAACATCAGGCCGGCGACGGCGACGCGGACCGGGCTTTTCGGCTCACCGGCCATCGCGGTCCTTCCTCCACTCCCGGTACCACTTCCACACCAGGTACATGCCCTGCAGCAGGATGTAGCCCAGCGTGCCGGCGTACATCCACTCCTGGACGCCCCAGCCAGCCACGCTGGCGCCGGCTACGGCCACCATCGGCGCGGTCTTGAGTACGGCGCTGCCGGTGGTTCCGATGATTTCCTCGCGCATGGTTTGCGGTCTCGTGTGCATTCCGGTCTCCCGGCAACGGATGAAACGCCCGCCACGCCACCGGGACGGAGAGGCCCGGTCGGTACGGCGCGGCAGGCGGAAAAGAAAAAGGCCCCGCCGTCGCCGGCAGGGCCTCGTTGTGGTTCACCAGGGCTCCCCTGGGCGCTGCTATGCGGCGCTGCTATGCGGCGCGGCTAACGGTCAGGTCGAGCCGGGCGCCCAGCGCGCGTAGCGCGTCGGCGATGGTGTCGATCTTCGTTGCATGTCCGAGATCCACAATCCGGTTCACCACCTGCGGCGATGTCCCCATGCGGCGCGCCAGCTCCGAAGGCGTCACGCCCTGGGCCAGCATCTCGTTCAGCAGCAACGCCTTCGCGGTGAAGCCAGCCGGCAGCGAGATACCCACCTCACCCCGGCGAAGCTCCGACGGCGGCGGAACCTGCCGGCGGTCCTCGAAGTAGAACTCCATAGCCGTTGCGAGGGCATCGGCCGCCATCGCAATGGCTTCCTCCCTCGTGTCGCCCTGCGTGATCGCCTCCGGGATGTCCCGGAACGTCACCACGTAGCCGCCGTCCTCCGGCGCCAGTTTTGCTGGATACAGCATGTGCAATCAGATGGTCACTTGCGAGCCGAAGGCTCCGCCCCTTACCGGGGCGGTTCCTCCATTCCTAGCTGCTTGATGATGGCCTTCCGTGTGCCTTCCCTCATCTCCGCAGCGTGTCGGGGCAGTGTCGATTGCTTCCCTTGGTAGTACAGCTTGGTGTGATTGGCTCCTTCTTTCATCACCACGCCTTGGGACTGCAACCACCGCCTGAACTCGCTTGTTTTCATCCGCCTCCGTTGTTGTTTCGACGGAGGTCATTTTACACATTTTTGTGTAAATGTACACACTTTTGTTTAAATGGTGCCCGGCACCGCAGCCGGCAGGCTCTGCGAATGGGTCCGGTGTGGGTCGACGGGCGTAGAAGGTCCGATCACCACCGCTGGCTAGGCGATTCCGGCCATGGCGGTAGCCGGTGCACTGCCGCTTAGGTAGCAGCACGACGCCAGCCCCAATCGCCTCACGGCGAGCGGAGGGGTTTTCGGCGCGGTGGTGATCGGGTTGAAAAGAAGAAGCCCGGCTTGTGCCGGGCTTTCGTCGCGTGATGGTAGGAATGTAGGGCCAAAATCGCGCGGCTGTCACCCGCGCACTACGCGGCCGACTGCTGGAGCGCGTGGCAGAACCTGTTCGCTGCGCACTGCTCCGCCTCAAGCATCTGGGTCAGCAGCCAGTCCACAACCTCCGCCCATCCCTCCCGGTAGGTCGAATCGCTTACGCCCAGGACTGCGGCGCGCTCGCGGTTGCTCAGACGTTCGCCCTTCATGTAGCCGATCGCTACCGTGGAAATCTCGGGCATCCGTTCCTCCAATCGCTCGGGCCACAGCCGGTCGCGGGCAATGGCCACCCGCGCCTTGAGGATCTCCAGGTGTCGCACCGTGCGCTCCTCCCGGTCGCGGTTGAACCGAGCCATGCATTCGGCAATGCCCCAGGTCGCGCGCGCATCCGCGTAGTCCTTCGACCGCCGGTTCCGCTCCTCCAGCGCCATGCGCGTGATTCCCTCCAGCACCCGCAGGATGTCGCCGCGGCTCGGGTCGGGACCGTGCAGCAGCTCCAGCAGGTCTCGGCCAATGCCAGCCGGCACCATGCCCAGCGCCCCGGCGATGTCGATATTGCTCAGTTCGACCACGCCACCGCCGGCCGCGCCGTCCAGCCTGGCAACGGTGGGGTTCAGCCGCGCCAGCAACTCGCGCACGTTGTTCATGCCGCTCTCCTTTGTTCGATCACGTAGGTCTGTTGCTCGATCAGCTCGTCGTCCGAGCCGTAGGTCTCGTGGAACACGCGCGAGCCGTCAAGCAGGCTCGGGCCGTAGATCGCCCGCATCCACGCGAAGGTGTTCCCCTCCAGCGGGTGGCGTCGGTGATGCCAGGCGCACAGCGCGTACCCGAACATGTGCCCGCGGCGGACGTTGCCGCTCTTCGCGTGGTTGTAGTCGCAGCCGATCACCACCAGCTCTGGCGCCAGCAGGTCGGCGGTGACTAGCGCCAAGCACGCCATGCAGGGGCCCTCCTTCGCCGACACCATGCGCTCAGCCTCCGCCGCAGTGGGCGCGCCGGTCGAATGAGCCATTGCCATCAGGTACCGCCCTCACCGTCGAATCCAAGCTCCCGGGCAGCGCGCGCCATGGCCGCGGCCGCGGATTCGCGGTTCGACACCACCGGGGCCGTGGGCGGCACGTGCGGGAGAGCCGGCACAGCGGCCGGCAGCGCGCCGCCGGACGAAACGTGGCGCAATGCCTGGTCGTATGCCGCGGAGGTCATGCGCGCCTGCTGGTAGCCGTCAGCGGCGTTGAACGCGTGCAGGTCGATCATCGAACGCACCAGCACCGAAAACGGGCTGCGATCCTGGCCGGGCCGCATCTCCTGCTCCACCTGGGCCAAGGACGGGAGGCCCAGACACAGCGCGCGGAACTTCGCCGGGTTCGGCGGCCACTCCAGCCCTGCCCTCAGGCACGCCGCCATCCCATCGGCGACCTGCCGCGGGAGCAGCCCCTTCAACGCGACCAGCCACGTCTCACCGGCGATGGTCAGAGGGCCGTGCGGATGGGCCGGCGCCTTGCCGTTGTCCCGCCCCCACTTCCCGGGGAACATCGCATCCATGCGCTCCCACAGGGTCCACAGCGCCTCGATGGCGCGCGGGCTCGTATCAGCCGACGACGGAGAACTCTCCGTCGATGACGCTGCCGGCCGGCCCTGCTCGTCCACCTGGGCCTGCGCGGCCAGCGCGGTTACCACCGTGGCGGCGCTCGTACTCGGCCCGGAGCTGGGAGACTCCGGCGGCAGAACCTTGTGCAGCTGTTCCATGGGCATGGCCTCCTGATTTCGGGATTACGGGGAGCGACAGGCCGGCGGCCATTGCGTCGCGGAGGGATTGGTTCATGTCCCCGCCGGCGTCGGCGATTGACCGGAGCATGGGCAGGATCTGCATCCAGCCCTGCACCGACAGCGTCCGGTTGATGACCCGGCGATGGCGGACGAACTGCGCCATGACCTCGCGGTCGAGCCCGGCGGGGAGCTGACCCAGCGGCGCCAGCTCCCGGTCGATGTCCGACTCGGCCAGCCGGCCCGACACACACGCTCGCGGTGTGGGTTGCTCTTGGTTGCTTTTGGTTGCTTTTGGTTCGGGTGCAATAGCTGTTGCACCCTTAAGTGCCCCGTTTTGCACCCTTAACGACGCCGTTTTGCACCCTTTAGCACCCGAATCTGCACCCTTACCGCACTCGTTTAAGGGTGCAAAATTTGCACCCTTACGCTCAGCGCAGCTCGCGCGGCCTGTATTCAGGTCGCCTTTCTCGGCATCGCTTTTTAAGGGTGCAATTTCTGCACCCTTAATCCATTCGGGATTGATGCGGTACTCGCGGGGGCGCCCGGCGTAGCCCTGCCCGGCCAGCCGCCCACCGGTCCCAGCGTTCACCAGAACGAGCCAACCGGCTGCCTGCATGGCGCGGAGCTGGTACTGGACCGTGCGCTCGGACTGCCGCGTCTTGGCTGCCAGCAGCGCCACCGACGGGAAGATGTGGGTTCCGTCGTCGTGGGCGTGATCGGCCAGGGCCAGCGCCAGGAGCATTTCGCCGCCGCCTGCGTGGTAGCGGTCGAACACCATGCCGGTCATTCGCGCGCTCACGTCAGTTGCCCTCCGCCTCTGCCAGCTTTGCGTAGCGCAGGTTCTTGTTGATCCGATCCTCGAGCGAGCGCACGCGGGCGCGCTTCACTGCCAGCATCTGCCCCGCTGGAACGCGGTCCTGCAGCAGATCGTTCAACTGTGCCTGCAACTCGGCTGCCGTCTTGCGCAGGTACTCCGAGCGCTTGCCGACCCATTGCGCCGCCGGCTTCCCTGCAGCGCGCGCCCGACGATCAAGTTCGGCGCGCAACTGCTGATCCGAGTAGCGGGCGAGGCCCACGGCCCGCGGCTTTGGCGTCGCGTCCTGACTCATCGCTGGTCTCCCAGCAGGGCCACGAACCGCCGCTCGACCGTCACCGCGGCGATGATCACGTCCTGACAAGCGTTCACGATCTTCCGGGCATGCGGGCGGTCCCGCTCATCGATGACGCCATCCGAGATGGCCGGCGTCAGCGCGGTCACCAGCTGGCCAAAGTCCGCCATCAGGCTGCCGATACCGGCCGTGTCCGCATCGGGCGCGATGTGCGCCAGCCGGACCGGCAGCATGCCCCGCCGCGCGGCGAGGTCGCGTTCGCAGTCGCTGCGATACGGCTCCGGCAGGCTCAGCACCCAGGCGTCCTCAAGGTCGGCCGGCAGTGTCTTCACCGTGCCATCCATGTAGCGCCGCAGCGCCTGGCCGTTGGCCTTGAGTGCGTCGGCCAGGTCGTCGCCCTCCCCCAGCCGGAACGGCACGGCCTTCTTGTCCCGCATGTGCGGCGCCACCAGCGCGAAGTAGTTCTCCGCCACCTGCATGGCGAAGCTGTTGGCGTTCGTCGCAGTCTCGTTGAGCAAGCGGTGCGTGTAGGCGTAGATCACCTGCGAGCGCGGAGGCAGAAACTGCCTCCCCAGCTTCATGCCATCGGCGGCGGCGCCCGGCAGACTGCATCCCATGGACGGAATCGAACTCATCTCAGGCGGTCTCCACCGGCACGATGCGCGACGCATCGGGGTCCTCGGGCTCCTGCGGCGCCGGGGCGGCGGGTGCATCGGCGAGCAGCGCCTGCAGCTGTGGCGAAGCCGGGACGATGGCGTCGTCCGCCCACCCCTCTACGGTTTCGCGCGGCAGCTGCAGCAGGACGGCCAGGCTCGTGTCGCTGGTCAGCGCCAAGCGTTCCATCAGCGCGCGCTTCGTGATGCCCTCGTCCCGGAACACGTCGGGCCGGAGAAGCTCCAGGTACTGCCGGCGCGCGTCCGGGATTCCGTTCTTCCGCCAGTCGCTAACGGAGGGGGCCTTGACTCGGCAGAGCCTGGCGACCGTCGCAGTGCCGCCGAGCGCATCGATGATCTGGGAGGGGGTTTTGGTGTCCATGGCGCAGAAGCTTAGGACTAGCTAAGTCGGCGGTCAATAGCCAGTCCGAAGCCAACCCTAATTAGGCTTAACTAATGAGCACTCTCGCCGAACGCCTTTCCCTCGCTATGTCTCAGCGGGGCATGTCCCAAGCAGAACTTGCGCGGCTGTGCGGCGTGAGCCAGCCAAGCGTTCACGGCTGGTTGAGCGGCAAGTCGAAGTTCCTCCGGGGCGAGAACCTTCTTAGCGCAGCGGCAGCTTTGGTGGTATCGGATGAGTGGCTGGCCACCGGTCAGGGCCCCATGGAGCGGCGCCATGCACCCGGCCCAGCTAAGTCTCAATCGGCGCGACCTGACCCGGCGATCCTCTCCGCCACCCAAGATTTCCTTGAGCGAGCCTTTGCTGCACTCGGCAAGAAGTTCTCACTCACGGCGGAAGCCGACTTGTTCGCGGACGTCTATGAGTGGGTTTCCGAGGACGACAGGCCGATAGATCAAAGAAACCTTGTGGACTTCGCTCAATGGCGGGCGAAGCGGGATAGTCACAGGGAGCGAGATGAGCAAAACGGACACACTTCTGGAAAAGTTGCTGGAGCGGATCAGCGCCGCACCGCCGGCTGACAAGCCGCTGGCTGATGTTGGGGCGGTTCGCCCCATGGACGAGATCACGCGGCAGAGCCACATCCGTATGATCCGCAGCTTGACCAGGGCATACAGGCAGTTCGGCTTCCAACTCTTGGTGGACCAAGCCACCATCGGCTGCGCGGCCATTGAGGACCTACCAGATGCCGAGCTGGTGGCGCTACATCGAGACCTGGACCGAGCACGGGAGTGCATTGCGGATGGGGTTACGTTTGAGGATGCCGGCCTTCTGCGCTCGATGCGCTGACCACTAGCTCGTAGTGATGTTCATCAAGCCCCACCTCTGGTGGGGCTTCTATTTCGGCCGGATAGTGCCGGATTGAATGAACCAATAGTTAAACGTTCAGCATTCTAGTCGAAAAGTTAGCCACTCCTATTGACTTAGAGATTAGCTAGTCCTAATTTTACACCCGTCGCCCCAAGACCAGCCCATCCCGGGCCGGGGCACGGAGACCGCAAATGTCCGGCACCGCCGCGCTCCCGCAGCGCCGCCCCGCAGTCGCAGTGCTGCGCGAGGCCACCAGGTACCTCCCGAACACCGTCTATGTCGAGGCCAGCGAGGCCATTGACCGGCTCGAGCGCGTGCTGGAGGAAGCCGCACGCCGCGCAGATTACGCCGCCAACCTGCGCGACCTGCGCAATGTCATCTACAGCGCGCGGGGTGCCGCATGAGCGCCTGGACGAAGCCCTACCACGGTGTGCAGCACCTCAACGGCCTGCGGGCAGGATTCCAGATCACCGTCAACGACCGCGACGGCTTCGCCGAATGCCTGGTGTTCCTGCCGGGGCATGGCTTCAACGCGAAGCGCACCCACCACGCTGACGCCGCCGAAGCCCGAGCCCACGGCGAGAAGCAGGCTTCCGAACTGGAGGCCCGGGCATGATCCGGCTCCTCCTCGCCTCCTTCCTGCTCGCCCTGGGCGGCTGCGCCGCGCCGGTCCACCCTGAGCCCGTCTCGTCCTCGGTGCTCGCCGTGGACGGCGAAGTCGCCATCCCGGCGGACCTGATCGTCACGAGCCCGCGGATCTGCGCCGCGCTCGCCGTCTACGACCTGGCCGATCACGACGACTGGGGCCTGCGCGCCGCCATCGCCATCACCGCGTTGAACGGCTTCCGCGCCGCCGACCGCGTGCCGAACTGCGCCGCCGGCGTCGGCGCCGCGCTGACGCAGAATTTCGAGCCGCGCCGCTGGCAGGCCGCGCTCGATGCCGTCGACGCCGTGACCAGCGGCTCCTACTCCGTTTCCCCCGACGCATGCACCCGGGCAACTGCGGTTGCCCCCCTGTCCTCCGTGGTGAACGCCGAAACCCCGTCGGCGGCCCGGGTGCATTGCGTCATCTACGACCTCGCGTTCGTCAGCGCCGCGCCCTGACGCGGCCCAGGAGAAGCCCATGCAACGCATGATCAGCCACCCCGAACCGATCGCGCCCTGCAGCAAGGGCCACGCCGCCCGCCACATCCATGACCTCCGCCGGGCCTCCGCCGGCGGCGGACACGGCATCGAGTGCGCCTGCAGCCACACCGCGCGGCACCCCGAGTACGAACGCGCCCTGGCGGAATGGGAGCAGATGCACCAGCAGCCGGCCGCGCGCCGCGCGCCCAGGACGCCGCGCAGGGTTTTCCCGGCCATGCCGCAACTCCAGCTGTCGCTCTGAGGTGGCCATGTCCGACGAGGCCCAATCCGCCGTGCTCCTGGACGCCATCTCCAAGAAGCCGATGACCGCCATGGAGATCCTGACCGAGCTCGGCATCGCCCGCGCCAGCGCGCGCGTCTACGACCTGCGCCGGGATGGCTATGTCATCCACTCCACGGCGGTCGTGGTCCGCAACCGCCGCGGCAAGCCTTGCCGCGTTGCGCGCTACAGCGCGCCGACCGCACAGAAGCTCCTCATCCCCCATCTGCCGGGCCGCGCCCGGTACACCCATCGCCCAGGCAAGAAGGAAGCCAGCCCATGACCACGCAGCCGAACACCAAGTGCACCTGCCCCAGCGGCGACGGGTCGCTGCGCTGGCCGTGCCCCAAGCACCCGCCCGCCGCAGCGCAGGAGGCGGTGGCGTACTGGCGCGTCACGTTCCGCATGTACCCGGAAAACAGCGATTGCTGCGAGACGTTCGTGCGCGGACCGGACCGCCCGACACTGGACACGCTCGGCATCAGTCCACGCCCGGTGCAGATCACCAGCATGGAGCCCTACTTCGCCGCCCCCGTCACCGCAGCGCCGGCCGAAATGTCGCCGGAGTTCACCGACACGGCGCGCGCCGCCATCGCATGGGTGCTGTGGCACCACCAGGGCGCCAGCTCGCCGGTGGGCCAGCCGCTGCGCTTCGCTCTCGGCATGGGCCAATACGAACCGCTGGCCGACTGGCGTATCGCCGAGGCAAAGCGGTACGCCGAATGGGCAGGCGCGACCACGGCCAAGTTCCACGAGGCACGACCCACCCCCCCCGCAGCGCCGGGGATAGACCTTACGCCGCTGTGGCGGCTCAGTGACGCATGGCTCAAGGAACCCGAGGGTGAGCGGCAATCGCCGGGAGAAAATAGGCTGCGCTGGGCGATGGCGAAGGAACTGCGCGACGCCTTGACCCTACTCGACGCCAGCCCCAAGGGCGGCAGCGATCTGATCGCGTGCGTTGATCGGATCGAGGAAGCCATCGAGCATCGCGTGCCGCACGACATCTACGGCACGGTGCATGTCGAACTGTCCGAGATTCGCCGCCTAGCGCAGGCCGGCGATGCGGAGGTGCAGCCGTGATCGTCAGCGACGTGGTTTCGCACAGCCCCGTTGGCCCGGGGATCATCACCGACTTCACAGAGCGTGGCTATCCGCGCGTGAACCGGGTTGCTGTTGCATGGGCGCGACTGGAGTCCGGAGAGGTGTTCGATCCTCACCAAAGGAGCATCTGCTGCGAGCTTTGCAGCCGCATGCATGAGACCGGTGACGAGGACAGGGCGGCCGAGGGCGGCTGGCTGCAAGGCTCGGATGGATGGGAATGCCCGAACCATCGGACCAACTGCCATCGTGCGGGTGGCTCGAAATGATCACCAGGGCGGCAACGTCTCTGCTATTCGGCGTTCCAATGGTATCCCGCAGCCGGAGCCAAATGAGGGTACGCCTCAGCGATCGCATCCTGCACCTGTGTGATCGTTACATCCAATCGCATCAAACCGAGATCGGCTTCAAGCCAGGCCTTCTCGCGGCTGCCCAGGAACATGGGCTCTTCGTCAATTTTCCGTGCATAGGCATTCCAGCGGGCCACCTCCGCCTGAAACAGGCGCAGAGCATCCGTAACCTTCCTGAGGCTCTTAGTAGCTCCAATGCCGGGCATCACCACGGCGATCTGCAGACTCTGAGGTGTACTGGTTCCGAGTTCGCGATGCTCGTACAACTTCTTCCGAAGAAATCGAATCCAATCTCTAACGCTCCGAAGTTCGGGAATGAAGTCGCTGAGCTGCATCTCGGTCCGAGCTGCCTCCTTGCACTTTCCGTCCCAATAGGGAAGGAGTACGGCAAGAAAAGTGGCAATTGCAGCGAGCCATCCGCCGATGGCAGAAATGGCAGTCCAATCCAACCTGCAACTAGCGGCGGTGCTGAGGCAAGGCACAACAACTTTGGCAGCGATCATCAATCTGCTTCCTTACTGATTGAGCGGCATTCTGCCATGCGTCCGCGCGCTCGAGCGGCCCGCCCGCAGGGGGTAAAGAATGTCCGGTGACATGGCGTGGATTCGCAAGACCTACGACGTGCCGGCGAAGCGTGGCGTGCGCGTGGCCTATCTCGGCAACGGAACGATAGCGAAGGGGACCATCCGGTCGGCGAGCAACGGGCGTCTGAACGTCCAGCTCGACGGCGACCGCTTCACGATCCCGTTCCATCCGAAGTGGCAGCTGCGTTACCTGGATGCGGACAGCCCGCAGGAGGCGAGCGATGCGAGCAATTGACCTCTTCGCCGGCTTGGGGGGTTTCAGCGAAGGCGCTGAGCAGGCGGGGTGCCAGGTCGTGTGGGCGGCGAACCACTGGCCGGCTGCCGTCCAAGTTCACGCCAACAACCACCCGGAGACGGCGCACGTCTGCCAAGACCTGCAGCAGGCCGACTGGACGCAGGTGCCGACGCACGACCTGCTGTTGGCGTCGCCGGCGTGCCAGGGCCACACCCGCGCGCGGGGCAAGGAGCGACCGCACCACGACGCGACCCGTGCTACTGCATGGGCTGTCGTATCGGCGCTGGAGTGCCACCGTCCGGCGCTCGGCCTGATCGAGAACGTTCCAGAGTTCACCCGGTGGCAGCTGTTCCCCGCGTGGTGTTCGGCCATCAACGCGCTCGGCTACGCAATCTCGCCGCATCTGGTCGATGCCGCGGACCACGGCGTGCCCCAGAACCGGGAGCGCGTGCTGATCGCGTTGACCCGCAGCAAGCACCCGATCCAGTTGGCGCTGCCCAGGCGCGAGCATGTGCCGGCTGCAAGCATCATCGACTTCGACGCGGGCCGCTGGTCCGCAGTCGAGAAACCAGGCCGCAGCGCCGCGACCCTGGGGCGCGTGCAGAACGGTCGGCGCCAGCACGGCGACCGGTTCCTGACGGCGTTCTACGGCAAGGAGCGAGGCGGACGGAGCCTGTCGCGGCCGGTCGGCACGATCACGACCCGGGATCGCTGGGCAGTGGTGGACGGCAGCAGGATGCGCATGCTCTCGGTCGATGAGGCCCGCCGCGCCATGGGCTTCCGCGCGACCTACCAGCTGCCCGATCGCCAACGGGACGCCATGCACATGCTCGGCAACGCGGTCTGCCCGCCGGTCGTGCGCGACGTGATCGAAGCACTGAGGGCCGCAGCATGACCCACAACCTGCAACCGCTCGCGCCGACCGTAGGTGCGCAGCCGGTGCGAAAGCGCACCGGTAGGCCGCCGGTCCTGATCAACTGCGGGAGATACGGCCGGCTTTCTGTCCCGCAGATCGCAGTGGTCGCCGGGGTTACGGACGCCGCTATCCGTGCCCGCCTCCGCTACGGCTGGAAGGGCGCGCAGCTTTGCCAGGCTGTCGGCGCGCGGCCGAATGCGAAGCGCGGGGAGATCCGTGTGCCGACCATGCTGATTGCGGTGCAGCTGGCCCAGCGATTCCGGGACCGCGCGCCGAGCGTAGAGGAGATCCGCAAGTTCAGGCCGATGAGCCTCTCCGCGGCGAGCCGCTGGCGCCAGGTCATCCGGGCCGCGCTCGAAGCGAATGGGCCGCGAGGTGCCGGCGATGACTGACTTCAAGATCAGTCCGGCCATGGTAAAGGCGCTGCGCCGGCTTGCTCACGGGCAGAAGGGCCTGGACGAGGAGACCTACCGGGCGCATGTCCGGGCGGTCGGGTGCGAAAGCACCTTGGACCTCAGCCGGCAACAGCACGCGGCGCTGCTGCAGCGCCTGGTCGCCCTCCCCGACAGCCCGAAGGTGCGCGGCAGTGCTCGGCGCGCCTGAGCAGCTCGACATCTTCGGCTATCGCGCTCGGCGCCTGGCCGAAATCAATCGCGTCGCCGCCGATGCAGCGCGCGTCGCCTACAACTTCCCATCCTCCATCAGGGAGGAGCGGGTTCAGCACTACCTCGCCGAAGCGGCGCGCTACGACGCCTTGGCGGAACAATCAGCAGGAACCACCGATGGCCGCTAAAGATTACTCAACCTTCTGGCTTCTCTACGGCCAGTACGGGCCGATGATGACCGTGGAGAAGTTCCGCGAGGAGTTCATGCCGCGGCTCACCATGAAAACCCTGCAGAACTGGATCGCCAGGGGCGACGCCCCGCGCCCCGTGAACGGCATCATGGACGTGCGCGACGTGGCCGCATGGTGGGACGCCCAGCGCAATGGCGAATGACCATCGCCGCGCGGTGAACCATACCAGCACCGCGCGACATACAAGTCACTGTTTCTAATTGGAATCCGTCCAATCCATCATCGGCGCGACCGACAGCCTCAAACCCTCCAGAACGTAGGGCTTATGGGGCTTGGAAGCCTCGACGCGGGGCGTTTCGGTATGCAGCAT